AACTCATATGGGCATATCCACTTGATACCAGTTTATCGGATTATCCACTTATCAATGAAACGGTTTATTTGATGTCTCAAGGTGGTAAGTTGTACTATTCTCGTAAGCTTAATTATCACAATTGGCCTAATAATAATATTGATTTTTCTATTGAAGGTGCTACTTCTGGACGAAATAACAACATTTTATTTTCTGAATCCCCGTTGACTGGACGCAAGGAATCACTGACTAACTATAAGGGTGATTCGGGATACCATGGATATGCAGGCAAGTATTTTGTGGCTAATAACAAAATACGAACTGTTAAACGATGGGAAGGGGATTTATTAATTGAAAGCCGTCATGGACAAACAATTCATTTTACTGCATATGACAAAACCCGCAGTAATGATGAGGGAGACCCAAAGTACAAAGATTATCGGGATGGTGGGAATCCAATGATACTTATTCGTAATAGGCAACGTCCATTGCTGAAAGAGGGCCGTAGTTTATCATTACAACATAGCCCCAATCCTGCCATGATATTCGGAACTGCTCAAGAAAAGAATGTGGGAGGATATACTGAGGAAAATATCAACCATGATGGTTCTTCAATTCATATTACCTCCGGACAAACTATTAGTGAATGGGTAACAACATGTTTTAAGAGAATGTTTCATGATGATAAGGATGAGGAAGTTTTCAAATTTAGGGGTCAAAGTCCATTTACATATCCAAAGTTAAAGGGAGACCAAATTGTAATTAACTCCGATAGAATCATTTTATCTTCCCGCTATGAAGAAATGTTTCAATATTCCAAGAAAAGATTTGCGGTCGTCACAGACAATGAATATACTGTTGATGCCCATCAGCAGATTGTGATGACGACGAATACTAAAACTGTCATTAATTCTCCTGCCATTTATCTTGGTGAATATAATCAAACCAACGAGCCAGTTTTGCTTGGTCAAACCACGGTTAATTGGCTTTATGAACTTTGTAATTGGTTGATTGCCCATACACATTGGTATAAGCACTCTCATGTTGATGCTGGCACTGAATCTCCATCTCAAACACAATTACCATATCAAGTTCAGCAATTAATTGCTTTGAGAGATAAATTGAATCCTTTAATGAGCAGAAGGGTGTATGTTGTGGGTGGAGGGTTGGCTCCAGGACAAGACGGGGGAAATATTTCAGAGGGAACTCCTCCAGTTAAAATAAATGTAACCAGTGGAGCAGGAGCACCGGGAGGATTTAAGGGACAGAATTGTCGTTCGAGATGATAAATAAAAGATTTGAAATCAGTTCGGTGCTGGTTTTCAATAATAACACACATAATATTTATGAAGAAGTCAGAACTTACACAACTCACACAGATAATCGAACATTTAGTAGGCAGAGAAATCAGAAAACAACTGCCGAGTATCATTGCGGAAGTTTTCCAAAATATGATGGGAAAACCTGTTGTAATGGAAAGACAAACCTATGTACAACAACCCATTAGAGAAGAAATTGAAGGTCCGGTCAATATGGAAGATCCGGATGAATTCAAAGCATCGTTGAGGGAATTATTCGCTGGAGTAACACCTGTAAAAAAGGCTCAAGTTGAACGTCCCACCGAACAAAGACCGATTAAACAAATTAAACAATATACTAAAGATCCTAAGCTAAATGCGGTTTTGAACGAAACAATATCAGATTTACGCCAGCGAGAATCGTTAGTAGGTGCTGCTGCGTTTCAGGGAGGATATTCACCGGCCATGGCAATGGTGCCTGGATTTAACGCTGGGGCAGTCGCCGGGCCGGGGGCAATGATGACACCAAAAGAGGAACCATCTTTTTCTAAAAATATGCCTATTATGCCATCGTTTGGACCGGCAAATCATACTCCAGTTGTTCTGAGAGAGGGTCAAGAAAGTACTCATGTACCTCTTGCAGAATTGCCTGAAGGTATTTCAGCATTGGATATAGCGAAACATGTTCCAATGCCAGGAGGAGTAAATCAGGCTTTGACAAAAAATTATTCTCAAATGATGAAACTCATTGACCAGAAAAAACGAGGAATAGCGTAAAATGCCCACATCATTTGTTCAAAATACACCAATAGGTATCGTATTTCCCTTAACAAGAGGAAAGGTGGGATATTTTGACCAATCCACCGATAGTTTTACGGCGTATCGGATGAATATAATAAATCTGATACGTACTAGACCCGGTGAACGAAGAATGAATCCTACATTTGGGTGTAGATTATGGAACGTTGTTTTCGAACCCAATGACAATTTTATTCCTGAAAAGGTTAATAAAATTATTCAAGAAGACATTTCCAGATGGATACCCGGAGTTTCGGTATCTTCCGTTGATGTTAAATACTTTGAAGATGATAAAAGCGTTGACCTTAGAGATATGTATAAACTATACATTGTAGTTAATTTCGTTGTTAATGCTATCAATCAAGAGGATGTAGTAAAGATTATTCTTAATCCTGGAAAAGTCTAATATATGGTAAATAGTAATACACAAAAATCATTTTCTCCGAATAGTAAAGATGTTCGCTATCTTAATAGAGATTTCTCGCAAATGCGGGAAGCACTCATCAATTTTTCCAAAACTTACTATCCAAATACTTATAAGGATTTTTCTCCAGCATCCCCAGGAATGATGTTCATAGAACAAGCTGCTTATGTTGGGGATGTTCTGGGTTATTATTTGGACTATACATTCAAAGAGGGGCAAATGCTTGTAGCATCGGAGAGAAAGAATATTATTTCACTGGCTGCACAACTTGGATATAAAACTAAACCAAGCCGTGCTGCTACAGGCGCAATAAACTTGATGCAATTGTGTCCGGCGGCAGATGATGGTGTTGGCAATTACTATCCGGATTCCAATTATATGTTGACCGTAAAGGAAACCACCCAATTTTCAAGCAATGCCGGTTCATATTATATTCTGACTTCGCTTGTGGATTTTTCTATAAGCTCGTCAACATCACCAAGAAAAGAAGATGTCTATTCCCGAAATCCCGACGGAACTCCTCAGTTTTTCCTTTTGACAAAAGAAGGAACAATAAGTTCGGGTCAAATATTGAGTAAGCAAGTGGTTGTCGGAAACCCATCTCAATATTTTTCTATCGCACTTGATGAGGATAACGTATTGAATATAGTAAGTGTTATGGATTCAGATAATAATAAATGGTATGAAGTGGACTATCTTGCCCAGGAACTTGTTCCTATTGCCGTTCCAAATGATTCTGAATATGAAGGATCGTTGGCTGCCTATAAGGATTCAGTTCCATACATTTTGAAATATTTGAAGACCTCTCGTAGATTCATTACTACGGTGGATGAAAACAATCTAACTACAATTCAATTTGGAGCTGGTATAAATGGAGTTAGCGATGAAATTGTAACTTTCGATTCTAATTTGATTGGAATTGGATTATCCAATGCCGCCGCCGTCAATCTTCCGTTAGACCCAAGCAACTTTCTGAAAAATGAAAACTATGGTATTGCCCCGCAGAATACAATACTAACAGTGCAATATCTTGTGGGTGGGGGTCTTAACTCGAATTGTCAAGGAGATGAGATTCGTACAATCAATACAGTAATTTTCGATAACCCATCAGAAGGATTGCTTCCCGAACAGATTGATTTACTCAATACAGTTAAAAATTCATTGCAAGTAACAAATCCATATCCGTGTGTGGGCGGTAGGGATGCCGAAACCAATGAAGAAATTCGATTGAATGCCATGGCGAATTTTGCAGCTCAAAACAGAACAGTAACTCAAAATGACTATCTAGTTAGAGTATATTCTTTACCCGCACAATTTGGCACGGTTGCCAAAGCCCAAATTATCACAGATACGAGTTTGGAAGTAGGTATAAACAAGATTCTGGTAGGAGTCGTTGACCCGAACAATGTAGGGTCGGTAATTAATACTGGTGCAAATAGTGTTTTCCGAAAGCTTGCGTATGATGCTACTAACCCATTTGCTATTAATGTGTACGTATTATCATTTGACGCGAATAAGAAATTGATTGTTCCAAATCAAGCCTTGGTAACGAATCTTATTACTTATCTAAAACAAACCCGAATGATTACAGACGGGGTGAATGTTATTGATGGGTATATCATTAACATCGGCGTTGAATTTGTTATTACTGTTTATAAAGGATTTAATAAAAAAGACGTGCTGCTCAATTGTATTACAACTGTTCAGGACTTTTTTAACATTGATAGTTGGAACTTCTCACAACCAATTAATTTGAGTCAGTTGCAATTGGAAATTGCAAAAGTAGATGGTATTCAATCGGTTGTGAGTGTAACGATAAAAAACAAAACGACATTGGATGGGGATTATTCCGGCGTTTCTTATGATATACAATCAGCTACTAAAAATGGTGTAATTTACCCATCGGTTGATCCATCTTGCTGGGAGGTAAAATTCCCTAACAGTGACATCAAGGGCACGGTTTTATAATAAAGGATTTATGAATAATAGATATAAAATATATTACGAATCACATAAAGAATCCATTAAAAATAAAAAACGGATTTATTACCAGAAGAATAAAGAGTCTATAATTTTACGTTGTAAAAAATGGCAAAACGAGAATAAGGATAAAATTACAACTTACAACAAAGAAATATACTGGAAACAGAGGGAACATATTTTAGGCGTTTGTAAAAAATATAGAGATGATAATAAGGAAATAATTTGTAAAAAGTACAAAGCAAAGTATAAAAGTGAAAAATATAAAATACATCATAAAGAATATACAAAGAACAAATATCACACAGACCCAATCTATAAAATAATATCTTTACATAGAACAAGATTGTGGTCTGCATTAAAATCTCAATGTGCTAAAAAATTAGTTAGTCATTCTATCGATTTATTTGGATGTAGCGTAGATGAATTAAAACATCATTTAGAAAAGCAATTAAAAGAAGGATGGGGTTGGAAAAATCACGGAACAATATGGCATATAGATCATATTAAACCATTAAGTAAATTCAACTTGAATGATCCAATGGAACAGAAGAACGCATTTCATTATACTAATTTACAACCACTATTAAGAGAAGAAAATATAAAAAAACACAACCACCTGAATTGGAGAGGCTAACGGATGCATCACCAAATTTTTCCAGCCAAAGACACCTACGTCAACAATCGCCCTGGATATGCCGATAAGAATTTTGGCATAGACGAAATTCTACAGATTGGAACGGCCAATCAAGCCATAGCATATTTGAGTCCTACCAAGGATTATGTCTATACCGATGTTATATTCAGCGGTCAATCGGTAACTCTCTTCACTGGGGTTTTCACGGGTTCTTTTGGTGGAACGGTTATTTATGCAAATGGTACACTCACGGGTAGCACCTTGATGTTTAGTGCATCTTATTTCAGTGGTTCGGTAGATGGTACAGATATTGAAACCAGTGGGAGTGTTTCTGGAAGTGCTATTAATGGAATCATAAGTGGGTCAATTATTGCACCACATGTTATCGGACTATTCACTGGAAAACTTACGCAATCGAGTGCTTGTTTGACGGGAACTGGATCAGGTGTAGATACTCGCAATGAAGAGAACAGAACTACAGTCACGACTCAGTACTCTGATCGTTCATTATTGGCATTCAACTTGAATGAAATCTCAGTGTCACTTGCCCGGGGTAATATTGTTGACCCACATTTCTTTTTGAATGTAAAAGTTTGTAATGAGTATGATCTTCCAATTACTTACACAGTATATGCCCTTCCAATAAGTCAAAGCTGGAATATGGGAGATGGGTATTGGTCTGACGGAGGTTCTGATGAGGGTGTGAGCTGGACGTATCGTGATCACGCCGATGGAACACAATGGTACACCGCTTCATTGACTGGTCCTCGCAGGGCTATTGATTTCATAAATAACCCATCGCTTCTTACTGCATCCTTTGGATTTGGTGGAGGAACCTGGTACACTGCAAGTTATTGTTCTCAGAGTTTTTCATACAGATCAGCTGATATTCAGATGGACGTTACCCCCATTGTAATGCAGTGGATAAGTTCGAGCATTCCAAATAATGGATTTATTCTTCTTAGTTCAGATGAACTTATTGCGACTGGTTCGGGGTTTGTATTAAAATTCTTTAGCCGTGATACAAATACAATCTATTCACCATATCTCGATGTGGCATGGACCGATGCGACATTCAATACTGGTAGTATTGCTACTAGCAGTGTTCAAATCATATCGGTTTTGTCAGGTATATCATCATCGGCGCAAAGTGGTTCATCAATGACGATTGCAGGCGGTGTCAGTGGAAGTTTTTCGGGGAGTGTATTTATGAATACTGCTCCAAATTATATTACGGCTACCGACCAAATTTTCAACTATTCCGCTCCAGATGTAATTACAAATGATACTTGGTTTGCAAATAATGGGTTTCATTATGATAGTTGGCGGACGGCTTGGGATTTAGACCCAAACCACGGTGGATTTTTACCACACACGGATATTACCATAACTCTCGATCCGAATTTTGGAAGTCCACCCGTGTTCAAGTTTACAGGTAGTTTCACTGGTTCATTTAGTGGAACAGCATCCATAGATGGAACTATATCGGGAAGTAGTATAGGATTTTATGTAGATTATTTCAGTGGCTCTGTAGATGGGGTTTCATCCGAAACAAGCGGAAGTATATCTGGAAGCCAAATTGATGGTTATATCACCGGAAGTGCGACCAGCGCAATTCAACTTGGATTGTTCGTGGGTCAATTAACCAGTTCTGTGGTTTATCTCAATGGAACGGGTTCAGGAAACTACCTCGATTCAACTTATCTAAGTTTTACTGGATTTACTTCTGGTAAAGGATTGTCCGGAAACATCATCGGAATTCCGGTGTTTGGGTCTGTTCAAGGTCTTGTAACTATTTCCGAATCTTTCGTGACTGGTTCTTGTGGTAAGAATTTTTCTGCTAGTCTCGCCAAAGTAATCTTTAATACCGGACCTTTTAGTGGGAGTGCCTTCACGGCGTTTTATCTTGATAGTAAGTTTGAAAATGCTCTTTTAACTGGTTCGTGGATTAATGCTACAACATTTGGTTCAACAGTTAATATTCCAGTTCCATCGGGAATTGATCCGTATGCATACGCATATGTAAGAGGTATTTATATTAGCGGAACTGCTTTGGGAAGTTATTCCATATCAAGTTCTAACTCTAACAGTGCAAGTTTCAATGGACAGTTTATTGATGGAAATCTTCTCGGTGCTCATTTGAGATTGCAATTAAGTGGAAGTGTTTACACTTCCAGTTTTGCTTATACAAGTAGCATAGTAATGACCTCAAGTTTTCTATCTCCATTGGATATAGAACGCCCATTTGTTCTCAATGTTCAAAATATGCAGACGCAGTATAAGTCGGGAGATATTATCAAAATGTTTGTTTTTGGAAGAAAAAAGTATCCACAGAAGTTTTTTGGGCGTTCGTCACAGCAAGAACAATACACAATTCCTGAGATGCTACCAACATCATCGTTTTATGCCTTAAAAGATAATCAAACCGAAGAAATTGTTCTTAATTTTGATAGTTATACACAAATTTCCTGTGCTTATCCAGAAGGTAATTACTTCTTCCTAGATACAACAGGATTACCACAAGAAAGATATTATAGAGTTCTTATTCGTGTAGAAGATAGTACATCCACTTATACAATTGACACTGGTAAAATATTTAAGATAACAAGATAAGAAAAATATGTCCGACTTTTCGCAAGATATTAAGATTAAGAATTTTCAACAGAACGGAATCTACACTTATAAATTTGATGAAGTGGGTAATCTCACCTTTAACAGCTCTTCATCAGATTTTTCAAAGGTCTATGTTGCGTTTCCGCTGGTTAATATCTTTTATA